CATTCTATCCATCCATCAAACGATGGCGGATCGGACCTACGCGCTGACCGATGCGGAGCGTCATTGCCGCTTAGACAGTTTTGCGATGGCTGACCAAGCCTCCGCTTTGCTTAAGGTCGATAGCCGGACTGAGACACACTGGTGCGCCTTTAGCAATCAGAATAAGTCTTGCTCGGGAATACTATCAGTCAGTTCACTCTGATCCGCCATGTACGTTTTGTATCCCTTGATGATCGTTCCGATTCTGTGCGGCTGGATGATATGCTCCTTCGCGATAAATCCCCTGAACGTATACGGACCGGGGAATTGACCGGTCATCAGCGCATAGAAATCCACGCCATCGGTCTTCGAGCCTTTGCGCGCATCGACCAGTAGCTTTCCGTTCTCGTACTTCGTCGTCTTCACATCGATGCGAATGCCCGGAGGGATAGGCGGGATAATCGCGTCGTAGAGCGGATGCGGAGGCTCCCGATCCGTGTCGATGTCGGGATAGACATTAAATAGCTTACAGAAGGCTATCTCGCCGCACACGCCCTCCAGATCCACCGTCGCAGGGTCATCCGTGCTTATCTTCAAGTTCGTAGTGTTGAAATGACGGTTATTGCCGTTGCGATTCTTGGCTACGAAGTGGGCCAACTTCCTCTCAGCTTGATTAAGAGAAATAACTTGACCAATTTTAATTTTACTTAACATGGTCAAAAAGACGGAAAATTTTTGAGGGGGGTATCGTAAACGAAGCCACCCCGCAAAGGGGGTGCCCTACTTTGCCTCACAAAGTGTGCCAATCCTAGGGAAAAGAATCCTTTTGTCCCATTAGATTTACTTATCCTGACGATAAGTTTTCCCCCGTTGTACAATGGGTGTTATATTCACTTCAAACGGGATTTACCGTTTGTTCCACGTGGAACAATTTGTCAGGCATGGAGCCAAGCAAGTTAATCGATACCGACGTGCTTTCACCTTGCTCACTCCATCCAAACACAAGCGCAGAGCGTTTGGCTACGCTCCCGAGTATTTGCTCCCGTGTTGATTCGTCTTTGATTCCATCCAAATCGTAACTGTTGACGCGTTCAATCGTTGACGCGGCGTCTTCAGCTAGCTTGCTCCGAACGATTGCAGACAGGCTTTCCAATGATTGGGTTTTCTTTTCAGTGCAAATCGTTTGCATTTGCGCCTTCAATTTTGTGATTCCCTCACGACTGGCGCGAGTCTGTAGCGTTGCCTGCGACAGTTGCAAATCGTTTGCAATTGCTTTCCATTCCATTCCCGCCAGATAAAGACTCTTAGCCTGTTCCCATTTCTCTTTGTTCACGCTCACTTTGTCCCACAAAGCATGCCAAGTGTCCAAACAAAAACACCACAACCTGTAGTATACCCAAAATCCGACACCACTACATCTTGTACGCCACTTTATCGTTAAAATCCGGGCTTTGATTTGAAAGTAAGGTGAGGACAGCGGGGCTTTTCACCCTGACCCAAAGAAATAAATCGAAATAAATCAAAATAAAGTTTGAAAGCTTCCACGGGATAGACTAGTCTGTACCCGTGATGAACGAACACAACACCACCACCACCACCACCGAGTTCTACGCTCAGAACTCAATCACCGGGCTGTTCTTCGACGGAGCCAGCTTCTCAGATCGGCAACCGTCCAAAGCGTTTGACCGCACAGAAATTGCATTCATCAAAACCGTCTGGGCAAATGTTGAGCCTGTCGATGTTGAGACATGGGAATCAGCCTGCTCCGAAGGCTGGTCTTTAGAATGGTTCCGCTGACTGTTGATCGTTCCAAGCCCGTCAGCAATGGCGGGCTTTGGACGGTAAACAGTTAACAAAATCAAAGAATGAAATTCACTCCTATCCTAGATCTGTGGGACAACGGCGTTCAGGACGCTTTGTATTCCGGCGCACTCCGTTTGCAACGCGGCCAGTGGGTCAAATGCGGCAAAGCTTCTCGTCCTTCACGATTCGTGCGCGCTACCAAATCATCTATTTGGTGCGTTCATTATTCACCATGCCAGACAAAAGCTTTTGCCGAAGTCTGCGCCATCTTCAAACGCAAAGGATGGAAGTGAAACGCATCACCCTAAAACGACTCCTCATTGCAGCTGCAATTGTCACCCTAGTCTTAATCCAAGCATATCTCGAAACGTCCCTAGGCTTCACTCCAAACCATTGAACCCAATGAAAAACCTCCTCTCCGTCGACACCAACGCAAAGACCGTCAAAGGCCAAAAACGTGGCTTCATGACCGGAATTCTGTACCTTGCGCCTGACCGTGTTTCCGGGCTTTTCAACGCATGCCCCAACGCATCCAATGGATGCCGAAACCTTTGCCTATACTACGCTGGACGTGGCGCTTTTAATTCCGTTCAGCAAGCACGCACAGCCAAGACCATTTTCTACGTCAAAGACCGTGAAACCTTCCTCGCCACGCTGAAAGATAACGTCACAGCTGTCATCCGAAAGGCCAAGGCCAAGCGCATGACTCCGGTCATTCGTCTCAACGGAACGTCCGATATCGGATGGGAGCGGTATACGGTCATTCAAGCATTTAAGACGACCCGCTTTTACGACTATACGAAGAGCTTTGCACGCATGGTTTCCTTCCTAGATGGAAAACTCCCGTCAAACTATAGCCTCACGTTTTCCCGCTCCGAAACCAACGAAACCCAATGCCTCGAGGTTTTGAAACGTGGCGGTAATGTGGCGGTAGTCTTTCGCAGCAAAGTATTACCGACACATTGGAACGGATTCAAGGTCATCAGCGGCGACGAAAACGACCTGCGGTTCCTCGATCCTAAGGGTGTCGTCGTCGGCCTGACCGCTAAGGGCAAAGCAAAATCCGACACAAGTGGTTTCGTCGTCGGTTGAACGCGAAGAGCCACGCGTTGGCTCTTCCTTTCACTCTACAGCACCCAATCCAAAGCACCCAAACCAAAGCACCCAATGATCAACCGATACTCCGGCCAGTGCGTCCAATGTCATGAGCAAGTTCCCGCAGGCCTAGGAACCGTCACCAAACGCAACCGCGCATGGCGCATAGACTGCAACGCATGCACCGGACGCATGGCGCAAAGCGCCGACATGGTTTGCGTCAAACTATCTTCGGGATGGACGGGTACGCGCAATGCACGCGGCCGCTGTGAAGATGCGCCATGCTGTGGCTGCTGTTCTTTCTAAGTCTCAATCCACTCAATCAAACACGAACAAAACACCATGCAATCTATCCAAACAAAATTCCTGTCAGCTACCGATTCAAAAGGCTCCCGCATCAAAGCAAAGTGCGCTCGCGGTTCCATCGTCATCCCCTACCCGCACGAATTGACAGGCGACGAAACCCACCGCGCTGCCGTTCTCGCGCTTGTGACTCGTTTTCTAGATGAAGATTCGGCCAAAGGCACGCCCCGCGAAACCAATTTTTGGAACCGCTCTTTTGTCTCCGGTTCGCTCCCCGACGGTTCAATGGCGCATATTTTCCTAAGCTGATCGCTGACCTATCCTACGCGCATCATGCCGCAAGGCGTGCTGCGACAGGGTAGGCCACAAGTCCTTCCTCAAATAATCCAATCCAATGAATCCAAAATTGCTCCCCATCCTCGAACGCATCATTGCACGCGAAACGATCCTGCAATCGTTCCACGCGGACCGGCTCCCGCAGTCCGCGCTTGCCTATGTGCGCCAGCATTACCTCAACGACAATTTCCTTTGGCTTACGCCCGACGAACAGGATTTAATCGAGGAACTCCCTCCGTTCGCGGACAACCTATCCGAATCCATTCGCCCCGGCGGCGGTATCGGCAATCCCGATTCGTCCGTTTACCACCTTTTCAACGACGGCTCCCTGTGGCTCAAAACGAACGCCTACAGCAGCATATGGGCGGACGCTACAGACTATGCCGTGGAAATCCTCCTCCCGCGCATGGAATTATCCCGCATGGACGCGCAATTGCTCCGCGCCATCGAAATGGAGGATGCGGTCGAATCCGTTCTGGCCGACTTTTATTCGTCGTTCGCACATATCCTGAACCGTGATTGCGGTATTCCCTATTCCGACGCACGCGAACATTGGACCGCCTATTCGCGCCAGCTATCGGATTCCGCGTGCGAGGCTGTCGTTCTAGGCGGCTCCGAATCGGGCCGCAAGGAAGGCGAGCGGTTCGCATCTGAGTACACCATCAACGCCTGAACCCATGAACCAAAACGAAAGAATCGTATCCCTCATCGAGTGGGCAAAGCGACGTTCCAAAAATAATCTTGAAACCATCGAAACGCTGGAATTCCTCCGTTCCACTGGACTGACGACTCCCTCCGGCATCGACGATATCAACCGTGCAATTCAAATCCTACGCGCCTAAACCCATGAAATCCCACACCCCCGGCCCTTTCCCGCTCAAAATCACGCAATCTGACGACTTTTTCGTCATCATCACGAATCAGGGAAACCATTACGCGAAGACTTTCGACCCTGCCGCCGCCCATTTAATCGCCTCCGCCCCCGATCTTCTCTCCGCCCTTGAACGCCTCGCGCATCCGATGGCCGACGACGACGACTTGGACTTTGCTCGCGAGGTCATCAGGAAGGCGAAAGGACAACCGTGAAGCACACCCATAAGCCGAAGCATTTCATCGCTCGCTGTTTCGCTGGTCCGGTTGATTCCTATCGTCCGAATCCTCGCGCTCACGGCTGGACGACAATCGAGCAGACTTGCCGATGCGGATCGACGCGACTGGTCAACGCGAACCAGCAGCAATTCGAAATAGGTTACTGGCAAACGTCCGAAGAAACTTACGAACAATGAACCTTTCTGAAATCAAAGCGGCGGTGCTATCCGGTCGAAAAGTCCATTGGAAATCCGGCGCGTACGAAATCACGACTGATCGCCATGACCAATGGTTCGTCGTTTGCCGCTCGACGGGAGGATGTTGGGGCTTAACATGGACGGACAACGTGACGGTGAATGGCGAACCCGACGACTTTTTCGTCGCATAAGACCTTCCCGCGCATCAAATCGCATAAAAATCACGCATCCGCGCATCAAATCATGCATCCATTGCTTTTATCCGCGCTCATCCAGATCGAATCCCACGGAAATGATCTTGCCCGTGGCCGTCACGGCGAACTTGGCGCGCTCCAGATCAAGCCTATCATGGTAAGAGATGTTAATCGCATCATGGGGACGCATTACGCGCACCAACAGGTAACGAATCGAGCCGTCGCGACGTTCATCGCCCACGCATACCTCGCGCATTACGGGCGCAACCTCAGCGACGAATCGCTCGCACGCATCTGGCAGGGTGGGCCAACAGCCCTCAAGCGGTCCTCCTCCCGCGCTTACGGCCGTCGTGTCATGCGCGAATTAGAACGTCGAACCGTCAAGCAATCCTTTACAGTTGCCAGTTCAACCAATCAACCAATCAACCAATCAAATGAATGAGTTTTTAACCGAAAGAGACTGTCTGGTCATTGAAGTGCCGGGAAACGTGTGTGAAAGAATGAGAAAGTCGGAATACGTTTATTTGGCCGTGATGAATCCAGAGGACACGATGACATATGTTTTTGTTGCGATTCCCGACAACATAACGGATAAAAATGTTGAACTTTTTATTAACACCGCAGAGAAAACACTTAAAGTCAAAGGCAAATCATACCGCGCATTACCTAAAGGAACAAATATTGTAATGTGTCCCCCATCTAACTCCTCAAACTAACCAAAATGAAACTAACCATCCAGTCCAAACAGAACGCCCAGACCATCGTGGACCTGTTCAACGCCATCCTAACCGGCGAGGAGCAAGAATCCGGCGCGACACCGCTCTCGATTTACGACGACAACAAACATATCTGCTCGCTGATCGCGAAGGATGGCACGCAAATCCTTGAACTCATCATCGAACGCGAGGACGGCGACGTGCTTTGCCCCGGCACACCTGATCTGGAGACGCTATGATGAACCGAAATATCCCGCTCGATGAGTTGGCCAAACAACTTGAGCTGATGGCCGCTGATTTTCAGAATCCTTTCATCGCATCCGCATCAACCCGTCTCGCGCACGTCGCCGCCGCGCTCACCTGCCTTCAGGACGCGCTTTTCTACGTTCGAATGTATCAGTCGCTCGACACGACCGGCGAAGGCGAGAAACGACGACAGCAACTCATCGACGATTCGGAGTTCATCATCGACCTCATCCGCACGGGAGGACTGTATCCATGAGCCGCAACCTCTTCGCGAAGCCAGTCTATAAGGTCCAGCTATCCGGCGCGATTGGCTGGAGCGACATGAAGGAGCGGGTCGTCAGCTACCGCACGGTCGAATTCGAGTCGCGCAAGGATGCGGAGAAAGCGGCGCGTGAACTGAACCCCGGCGAGTACACGCAAGGGCGGATTCGGGTCGTGCCGGTCGAATTGTCGGAGGACTACGATGTCTATCCGGTCGTTGAGCGAATGAGCGAAAAGCCAAAACCCATCTAACTTCTCCAATCCGCCCCGCGCATCTAACTTGTCGGCCATTCTATCCCCTATTCGAGAGCATGAAAATCCATCCATCCTCCCCCTCGCCCCTACGCGTCGCCAACAGCGCAACGGTATCAACACGTCATTCATCCATCAAAATCGCTCTACGGGGCGTTTCTGATCGATTGAACAGCATGTCGAACGAGCGATTGAGCGGTCTTGGAGGGGTTTCAATTCCGCCGCAGACTGCGTCCGCCCCGGCAGGGAGCGGTTCAAGCAAGTCTGCGAAAGCGGAATTGTACTCCCTATTTATGGGGAGTTAAGTAACTCCCAATAGGGGAGGTAGCGGGAGCCATGCTAACTTTCTGTTAGCCAAAAGTGGGTTAGATGAAAGTTAGTTTGGGAGATGTTGACAATATCGAAACGAAGAGTGAATTTAAAGTTCGTATGAGCTATCTAGAAAACGGATCGACGCACCGAAGCCTGTTCCGATTAATGCCGCCCCTGCATCACGATGCGGACCCGAACCGCTCGCAAGTTCTGGCCTACATTCGGGAAAATCTGATTTGCGATATCGGGCGGTCGATACGGGCGTTCAACTCGATGAGGCATCCCAAGTCAAAGGTGGTGGTTTTCGATCAGGTCCATCGGATGTGGAAGGGCTGCGACTGGTTGCCATCCGATGAGAACTCCAAGGACGCCATGATCTTGGTCGAGCATCGGGCATTGGAACGCCGGGTCATCGCGATGGATGGCGAGTTGCGAAAGGCTTTGAAAGAAATCAAGAGGCTGAACAAGCAGATGGCCGACTTGTATTCCGATGCGAAGGAGATGGAGGCACCCTCAGGCGACTCATCCATCGACGACCTCCTCACCAAGTTCCGCAACCTTTCCGAGCCAGACAGTTCAACCAGCAAAAAACCCAGCAAAACCAAGCATCAGCAACCGGCCAACACCATCGAATCGATGGTTGCCGCAGCTTGGAAGTGAGAATTATCAAAATAGATTTGACTCGACCTGATGCAACCCATAACTTGTCACAACGATTTTCTGCAATCAGGCGTAGAGTGCGTCGAGGTGGCGCAACGAGGTTTCGGATTTTTACCTGTAATGATCACCTGATTGCATAACCAACGAACCATGAAGTGCTACACGACCAAGACTGCCGCTGAGATGCTGAACGTATGCAGCGAGACATTGCGCCGACTCTGCCGGGAGGGCGCACAACACCGCCGCGTCGGTCGTCGCATTTTGTTCACGGAATCAGATTTGGCCGCGCTGCTCGATTCAAAGGTGATGCGAGATGAAGTAAATCCGTTCGCACGGAAACCGAAGGCTCAGGAGGAAGTGAAATGACCACCGAGGTTGAACAGGTTCAAGCGACTAAGCGGTGTTCAAGGTGTTTTTTTGAAAAACCAATTAACGAGTTTTCCTTAAATAATGGTAAAAAGGACGGCCATCAAACATATTGCAAGTTATGCAAGTCGATTCTTAACAAAGATTATAAAACAAAAAACGCCGACAAACTTAAGGAATATCAGTTAAAATACTATTTTGAAAACGCTCAGGAATTAGCAGTTAAAAGAAGATTTAATGCTATTGAATACAGAAAAAATATTAATCTTGATCCGATAAAAAAAGCTCGGTTAGCGGAGCAAAGACGAATCAGTGCAGGGAATCATTTTCGTAAATTTCCAGAAAAAATTGCCGCTAGAAAAGCCGTATTTAAAGCGATTAATTCAGGCGTACTTGTGCGGCCAGATGTTTGTTCAGAATGCGGAAAAATGGATGAAATTCAAGCTCACCACGATTCTTATGCGCCAGAGCATAGATTAAATGTTCGATGGCTTTGCAAAAAATGCCATTCCACATATCACCGGAAATATCCAGATTTAGATAGATAAACTTTATCCGCCAATTGACGGATGTGAAAAAAACAAAGAAACAACAAGAGAATACAAATGAGCAGCAACCTATTAGCGACAACGCAACCGCAACCGCCAGTCAGTCCTGACGGAGAGTTCTATTCCCAAGCTTGTACAACGCTTGATTCGGTCAAGCAGCTTGGCGATTGGATCGCACACTCTGGCATGTTTGGTGCAACGAAAC